GCGTCAACGCCTTGCTGCACTCTTCGCACTTCTTTCAGGATATCCGCGAGCAAATCTTCTTGGCGCTTCTGCGTTCGTGTGCCGAACGCAAACTGCTGTCGCGCCGCGAACGCCGTAAACGTGCCGCTCGCTTCGCCGATCATGAGCATATCTCGGAGGTCTTCCTTCGGCACCACGAAGTTCGCTTCCATTCCGCCGACACGACCTTGCGGTGGCCCTTGCTGCTCTTGCTGCTGTTGCTGTTGGCGCTTCAGCGCTTGCAAAATCATCTGCTCGAGTTCCCAGCGTAACTGGTCGACGCGCGCTCGATCGACGTTTTCGATCTTATCTCTGAGGAATTTATCGATCTCTTCCGCGTTCAGTAAAAGCGCACCTTGAGCGACTGCGCCGACGCCGACACCAACAAGTCCACCGGCGGGTCCACCGATAAGGAGACCCGCGCCACCACCGACGAGCGGCAGCACCCACGGATTATTCGCGAAAAACTCGAAGATGTCGCGAACGAACGACCACCAGAGGCGCTTCAACGATCGGATCAATGTGGCCCACGTTAGTTCTAACGCCTTTACGAGGATATTAAACGCGGTCTCGATATCGCCCGACTTGATTGAAGCCACGATCGCTTTGATCGAATTCGACCAGTCGGTCGCAAGTCCCTGCAAGTCGGTCTTCAGCTCGCGGAACTTCTCGATCGTGTTATTGCCGCTCGCGACCGCGGCCACGCCGAGCGCAGCGATGCCAGCGACAACGAGACCGATTGGACTCATGATCGCGAGAAGCACGAGTTTCAGTGCAGCGAGGAGCGCGCTAAAAACGCCAATCGCAATCGAGACGAGTTTCACGATGCCCGCGAAAGCGAGTAGCGCAGTGCCCGCAGTTACGAGACCCGCAGCGAAAGCTGCTATCGCGATGACAGCGCCTTGATTTGCGCGTACCCACTCGACGAGATTCGCAGTCGCGTTCTTCAGCCACGCCGCAATCGCCTCCAACACTGGCGCAATCGCAGCAGCGACCTCGTACCAGACCGCAGAGATCGAAGCCGTAATCTCGCGCCACGACTGCATGATCTGCGTGGCGTGCTGTACTCGTTCGCTCGTAGTCGCAGTTAGATTCGCAAGTCGCTCTTTCGCGTCGTCCGAAAGCATGCCCATCGAAACGAGCGACATGCCGACCTTATCGCCGAAAAGCTCGACTGCGATGCGTGCACGCTGCGTCTCGTCCGGAATACGCTGCAACGCCTCGAGTACGATTTCGAGTCGCTGCTGGAGCGGCAGATGCGCGAACGAGATAACGCCGAGATTTTGCAACACGTCTCCGAACTCGGCTACCGCCTTCGCATCGAGCTTCGCGGTCATGCTCTCGAGCGATGCACCGAGTTCATCAACGCTCACGTTCCAAACGCGAAAGAGCGACGTAAGCTTCGAGAACTGCTCGACCGACGTACGCAGGCGCAGCGCCCAGCCACCTATCGCTTCTTGCTCTTGGAAGACCGATAGCGCTGGCCGAAACGCTGCGAGTATCGACGCACCGATGCCCTGCAACGCAACGCCCCACGTTGCGAGCTTACGCGAAACCGCGTTGAGGTCCGCGGTCAGTCGATCGGTCAGCGTCAGCTCGACGCTCGCGCGACCCGCTCGGATTTCTGCTGGGCTAGCCACAACTTTAGATCGTCCTTACTTAGTAGCGGCAACTCGTTGTCACCGCGAACACCGAATCGTTCGAGATACTCGACGACATCCGGAAAAATATCTTCGACTCGAATCGTCGACGACTCGCTACTGCGAAACGCGTTCGCGATCGCCGCTGCGATGATACCGTAGTGACAGTGATCGTGGAATAATCGACTTTCGTACATCGCGCGCAGTTCGCCGAGCGTAAAGTCCCACGGCTCTACGCCGAGGTAGCCGGCGAAGTGCCAGACGTAGGACTCGATGTCGGCACACTCGCTTGCTCGACTTTCGACAGCAGTAGTTTCAACGCGGCGCCGAGAATTTCGCGCATAATGGGATGGCCCTCGAAAAAATCGAGGATCCTCGAGATGAACGCGACTTCGGCTTCCCAGATCGATCGACCGTAGAGCGACTCGAAAACTTCGTTTGCGGTGACACCGTAACGCGAAAGCGAATCGCGACAAAGTACTGTCAACAACGCCTCTGCAGTCTTGCGATCGCGGAACACGGCGCCGTCGGCGAGTATGCGAACGAACTCCTCGTAGTCGAATCGCTGCGACAACGCGTTATCATTCGTAGTGTCTGGCCGCACTACGCGCGCGAGCGCCTCCGAGGCCCACTTCGCAAGATCGAATCCGTGATCGCGAAGATCGTGGTACCGCGCAAAGCTGATCCGCGCGACTTCGTACTCGCGGCCTTGCTCGTCCGTAAATCGATGACGCATCATTACTAGTCCTCTCGCGATCAGGGCGTTACCTCGAAGTACTCGGGATAGCGATAAACGGTACCGTCGAGTAACGGCGACACCACGAACGTAACCGAGATTACGATCGCCTGGCCCATCTGCTCGGCACGATTGAATCGCGTGACTTCGACTAGCGTCTTCAAGCCCCACGAACCGACCTCGGTGCGCGAACCGTTCAAGCAGAGAACGTGCAGCTGGCCGCGAGCAAAAAACGCCTGACGAATTTGTGCTACACTCGGGTCACCCGCGACATCGAGCATATCGAACTCGATCGTCGCTTCCTTGAGCGTCGCGACCTGCGTTCGCCAACCCGCATGCGCACGCGTTGTCACGTCTGCGGTCGCGTGCGAGAGGTTTAGTGTCAGGTTATTGACATTCGGCACCTCGACCCACGTCGGCGTGGTCCAGTTATTCGCGCTATCGACGTAGAGCTTCGCGAGGTGCCCCAGTCGTGTTCGACTCATGCGTTTGCCTCCTTATAAAACTGCGCCAGTTTCTTCAACCCTTCGCGAAACGCGGGTTTCATGTACTCGCGCTTCGGATACTTCGCGACACGCGCGCCGTAGCGACGTACGCCGCTGTGCTCGTGTAACGCTGGCACTGGCGAATCGGGACGTAGTAATGTCGGCCCGATGACAACGCTCTTTCGACGCTCGTCGAGCGAGAAGAAGATAAACTTTCGCAGCTGCCCCTTACGCACCGACGGCGGTTGCCCCGGCGGCGACGCCGTCTTACGCCGACGCATACTTCGTTGTGCGACCAGTCGCACAAAAGCTCCGAACCGCTTGAAGACGCGCAGCGTCTTGCGATCGAAGTGGCGCACGACCGCTGGCCGGTCGAGAAAAAGCTGCTTCACTTTTACGATCGACTCCGACGACATCACAACGACTCCAACACAGCGTAGCGTGCAGTTATACTCGCGCGCACAAACGAACTCTCGTCGAATACTTCCTCGATCTCGTAGAGCGGATCGGAAAACGAGATCGACTCGAACGCGTACGCGATACCACCTCGTTCGAGTACCTCCTGACTCGTGATGCGCGACGCGATCGAGTGCACGTCGTTCACGACGATCTCGATCGACGACGCGTCCACGTACGGCCGAGCGCGAACGATCTCTACTTCGAGAAGGAATCGAAATCGCGATCGCGAAAGTCGCTCGCGCTCGGAGCGAACGAATGTGACGACGCACACGTCGGGCGTCTCGCGTGCGAGAACCCAGTAGTGTGCCCACGTCTTGGACGCTGCAACGGAAGCCGCTGGTGGTGGCCCGTTGAGCGCATCGACAACAGCATCTAGTAGGTTCGCAATCATCGGTCCATCAACACGAGTGCGCGAGTCGCTGATCCAGGAACGTTGCCACCGACTACTACGCCGATACGCCTATTGCCGGTCGCCGTTGTCGTGAATCGACTGTTCGCGGCATTCCAGTAAACGACTGTGCCTTGCCCCCAATCGGTTCCAGTTTCGCGCGGGCCTTCGATAACGGCACCGACCGCGACACCAACCGCAACGTTGGCCTTCACCGGCTCGAGCGTTACCGCAGGCATATCACCGAGAAAAACGAGCATGCCCGCGGGCTGATCGGAACCGAACGTGGCTGGAATTACGAGATCGTGATGTTTGACTACAAAGTTCATTGCTTACCTCCGTTAGGATGCTAACCTCGTCCACACACGAACGAGGAAACCATAGGGATCGCTCGAAGTCGTTGCATGCGCGCCACCGATAGCGCGCACAACGATATACCGCTGCGATGTCGCGACGTTGATGATTTCGTCTGCGACGCGCGGCCAATATCCTGGTGGTAAGTCGCTCGCGCGCACAACGAAACACTGCGTCGTTGTGTCGGCTGCGACCTGGCCACCGAGCGACACTGACTGCGAATCGCGGCGCGCGACTACGGCGTCGATCTCGGAACCGTTCGGCAACCGAAGCCGAACGCCGCGACTGCGAAGTAGTGTCTTGAAAAAGTCATCGAGTATCGCGTTCATCGTCTCTCGCTGTCATCACGCTGTCGCACGGACCGCAGCTCGATGGTCGAGTAGCGCGACACCGAAGTGCCAGTAAGCGCGAACCGAGTAACCGAGGAATTGCGGAATCGGTTGCACTTCTTCGATAATCGGCGTCTCCTGGCCACGCAAGAACGCGACTGCGAACGCCGGTGTCGTTGCGGGGTCAGCGACGAGGTACCACGTCGAGTTTTCACCGTTCGTGGGCAAATACTGCGTAACTATCGGTTCGAATTGACCGGCGTAAGCGTTTACTTCCGGTAACGTGCGATTGGCGCTGCCCGCGATCACGACACGCACACCGGTAAAGAGATTTTCGGCGGTCGCTTTCAATCCCACGGGCACTACGAGGAAACTCGGTTTCACGAAGACCGGTTGACCGAATTGATCTGTTTGCGCGAGCATTCGCTCGACCGCGCGATCGAGATTCGGAATCGTAAGCGGCGCACTCGTAATGACGTTTGCATTCGCAGTACTGAAAAAGTTACCCGGGTTCGCTACGACCGTGCTCCAGAAAAGATTCTCGAGCGCGATGATCGCGCCTCGCGCAGCTTCCTGCGGAATTGCGAGGAACGCACCGAGATCGTCGTTGACAATGTCTTGATGTGTGATCGTGAACAGCCGTCCATATGTATCGACTTTTACTTGCCAACCGTTGTCACCGATGCGCTCCTGCGCGATCGAACCGCTCGGCGGCACGCGTTCGAATTGCGCGAACGCGTTCAACCGTGCGAGCGTGTGCGGCATGAAGTTTGTGGTTTCTACGATGCGTGCGATTCGCAGGCACGTCGGTGGCATCGTCTCGTAAGTCGAAACGAGGATTCGATACGCCGACTCGCGCAAGAGATTCGGAAACGACCGCACACTGAACGCCGCGCGAATCACGTCCATCGGTGAAGAGTACGGATCGACACGATGGCCTTCGAGTCGCAAACACTCACGCGCTAACTGCAGCAAGCCGAGGTTGCGATACTTCGACGCGGTATCGACGATCCGCGGCGCGAACTTCTTCTCCACGATCTTCGCAACCGAACCACCGGCGCGGAGCATGACCGCGGCGGTCAGCACTTCGGTCGTGTCCACGCCGACATCGAACGCGTGCACAACGCGACTACTCGGCCGACTCGCGCGAATGGCAGCGAGCTGGCACTTCTTCGTGGACCAGTTCTCTTGAATCGCTCGTTCCGCGAGGTGCGGATATTTCCCGAGAATTCGCTTCACGATTTCAACCCTCCGAGCAGCTTTCGCGGCCACGACTGACGTGCCGATGTCGGCCGGCACGTCAACAATCGAAATCTCGCGCAGTACGGCGAGATCGACTACGTAGAGCGGACCCGTAAACGAACGGCCATTCACTTCGACTTCCGCGCCGTCAGGAATCTCGCGATACTCGACGACCTCAAGACCGATCGAAGCTTTCCACGGAAAACCGTTTTCGATCGACGAGAGAAAGTCGCGCGAGTACTCCGTGTCGCGCGAGACCACAGCGTCTGCTACGATCTCGTTGCCCTCGATCGCGATATTCGTTGTGTGCCCGATGCCAGCGTACTCGTCGTGCGCGTAGCGAATCGGTAACGAACTCGTTGGAATCTCGAGACCACTAAGATCGACGACAACGGGCAACGGCCAGCCTTCGACCGTCATCGTGCCGCCGGTGTACGCGACAATTTGGATTCTTTTGAGACCTGACACAGCATCGTCAGTCGGCTGCGTTTCTTCGGTCGCCGGCTGCGACTCTTCGTCTTGCGCGGCAACTTCGTTTTCGTTTTCGTCTTCTTCGTCTTCGAGCTCGTCTTCAGGACCCTGTGCGCGAATCCTCGCCTTCGCTCGAATCCGAAGAAACTTTTTCGTCGTCTTCGGCATCGCTATTACCTCCTTTCTCGAAAAGGAAAT